GCTATCGTTGGTGGCGTTGTTGCTGCCATTGGCCTTGGCTGGTCTATCGTCAATAAGCTGAAAGCCTAAGGCTATGTTCGGGGCTCTTTTAGAAGCCCTGATAATGGCTATATACCGTATTATAAAGGGAGAGGTTCAAGATGCTAGCAAACCTACTAAGGCTCAGGACCTTGGGCCTCTCCCTCCCTTTTTGCGTAGCCATTGGGATGACCGGGTGCGCCACTACCTCAGAGACAAAAAGGGTAGTGTTCGTAAAGGAGAGTAGCGATCTGCTAAGGTTGGGTAATGACGTTGAAGGGCACGTCTATTTCTGGAATGGTTCGGCTTGGGAATTGTCTGCTTCAAAAGTAAAATTACCTGAGGGATGGTTGACAGGCCCTCAGCCCTCTGATAAGTAATCCTCGGTTTTTAAAATTGGAATCATCTATAGAGATGGTCTGATTAGACCAGCCCTGCTACGGCAGGACAACTGCGATTGAAAAGGCTACGCTCGGGTGTGACCAGCACAAAAACTACGTGTCTGGACTCTTAGGTCTGGAACAACAAACAAACCCGAAAGGAATTAAATAAAATGGCTGCTGAAGTTACTCCGTCCAGATTTGGACGTCAGAACGCAACAGGTACTGATTATACGAATTTGTTCCTCAAGAAGTTTGCTGGCGAAGTGCTGACCACGTTTGAGACTGAGAATGTCTTTAAACCCCTGCACACCGTCCGTACTATTGAGAGTGGCAAATCGGCTCAGTTCCCTGTGACCGGAATCGCTACTGCTAAATACCACGTTCCCGGCGACAACATGTTGCTCGCTGCGAACTCATACGTAAACGATATCAAACACGCTGAAGTTGTGATCAACATCGACAGCTTGCTCACGTCTTCGACGTTTGTGAGCCGTATTGATGAAGCGATGAACCACTATGACGTGCGTTCTATCTACACAACTGAACTTGGACGTGCCTTGTCGAAGAAATTTGACAAGACCCTCGCCAAGGTTGCCGTATTGGCTGCTCGTCAGTCTACGACAATTACTGGTGGATTTGGTGGACAGTCTGTCACCACGGGAGCTTCTCCTACTGGTGCCACGCTTGCTGCTAAAATCTTTGAAGCTGCTCAAAAGCTCGACCAGCAGGACATCCCTGCGGAAGATCGTGTGTGCGTCTTGGCTCCTGCCGAGTACTACACGCTCCTCCAGAGCATCGCTGCGACCAGCAATGCTAACCCGGTTGGTAGCTACATTGACGGTAATGTTGCCCGTGTTGCGGGTATCATGATCGTTAAGAGCAACAACCTTCCTAACGGTACTAACGTTACCTCCGCTGATGCTGGCGTGAATGCTAGCACCGCTGCGAGTAACCTTAGCGGATACATTGGTAACTTCACCAATACTCTTGGTGTTGTGTTCCACAAAGCTGCTATTGGTACTGTTAAGCTGCTCGATCTTGCTGTCGAAAGCGAATATAAGATCGAATTGCAAGGCACGTTCATGGTTGCGAAGTACGCAATGGGTCACGGAGTTCTCCGTCCCGAGGCTGCTGTCGAAATCAAAACTGCCTAATAGCTAGTCTTAAGAGGGCCCTGCAAGTACTGAGTTTTGGTTCTCGGGAAAACATTATAATAGGGGAGCCATAGCTCCATCCTTCCTACCCCGAGTTAATTGAAACAAAGTCTTGCAGGGTCTCTCTTTTTTGTATAGAAAGCAATAAGAACCATGCCTATTACTCCACTTACTAAGTTAGAGGCAGTTAACCAAATGCTTTCAGCTATTGGTGAAAGCCCTATCAATACGCTAGGCACGGGTACTTCTGTGGATGCCCGTCTCGCAGAACAGATTCTGGATGAAACAGATCGCAATGTTCAGCTTGTGGGTTGGCATTTTAATACTGAGAAGGAATACCCTCTCTCCCGGGCAGTCGATAAGACTATTACCTTGGCAAACAATGTTGTACGGGTTGACGTAGATAATGATCTATACCCTAGCATTAACGTAGTCCAACGTGGGACTAAGCTGTATGACCTGAAGGGCCATACTTACGAATTTAATCAGGACCTAAAAGGAGAAGTCATTTATCTCCTATCTTTTGAAGAGCTCCCCGGGGCAGCTAAACAGTATATTACTGCTAGAGCAGCTAGGATTTTCCAAGATAGAGTTGTAGGCTCCACCGATACTGCAAGAGGCCTAATGATGGATGAGGCCAACGCACTCGCCCTCCTGAGGGAGGCCGATAACGATACTGGAGACTTTTCAATTTTTGATAGTTACGACGTAGCAAAAACCATCTTCCGCTAATGTCCCTTATATCGATTACAGTACCTAACCTTATAAGCGGGGTTAGCCAACAGGCTGACGCCCTACGCTTTGCTTCTCAAGCAGAAGACTCTGTAAACGCCTACCCCTCCCTAGTTGAAGGGTTAATCAAACGCCCGGCTAGTCAGCATATCGCTAAGCTGATCAATAACTCAGCCGGGGACATATCAGTCCACACCATTAATCGTGACGCTACTGAGCAGTATACAGCTGTGTTTACTACAGATGCCGGGGCGCCAGTTAAGGTGTTCGACATGAATGGAGTAGCTAAGACTGTTTATATAGCTACCGGGGCTGCTGCTTATCTTCCTGCCTCTCCTTCTACTCATATTAAATGTCTTACGGTTGCTGATTATACCCTTGTTCTTAATAAGAATAAAACAGTTACTTTGGACGCAGCAGTCGGTACTGCTGGTTATCCAGAAGCCCTAGTGTTTGTTAAGCAGGGTGGATACAATATATACTACACAATAGAAATTACCCATAGCGGGACAACAAATAAATACACTATTCATACTGGAAACGGTATAAAATCTGGAAGTACTGCGATAGACTCTACCGCAAAAAAGAATGATGTTGTTGTAACAACATACAATGACAATACGTGGCCCAGAGAAGAGCACTCTAATACGCTAACTATAGCTCAAAAAATGACTGCTTTTTTGGAAGCCCAAGATGCGAGTTTAGTTGCCGAGCAGATCGGGTCTACTATTTATATTAAAAGAACAAGTAATCAGGCCTTTACTATTAACGTAAATGATTCGCTTAGCGGTGGAGGACTAAAACTTACAAACGATTCAGTTCAGAGTTTTACTGATCTTCCTGTATATGCCGAACACAATTTTACAACTAAGATCACAGGGGAGCCAGAAAGTGAGGGGGATGAGTATTGGGTGAAATTTGACGCCTCAAACGGGGTAAGTGGCGAAGGGGTGTGGATTGAAACAGTAGGCTATGGGGACAACAAAGCTGGTCTAAAATACAAGTATACAGCAAGTACTCTTCCTCACGCTTTAGTTCGGTTATCTAGTGGTGCCTTTTTATTCACACCGCTAAACGGTGCTACTGCTACTTACGGAGGAATATCTTATACTGCTCCCTTGTGGGGGGAGAGAACAGCTGGGGATGACAATACAAATCCCGAGGCGTCTTTTACTGGTCGAAAACTATCAGACATGCTTTTCTACAAGAACAGATTAGCCTTTCTTTCTGACGAAAACATTATCTTTTCAGAGGCCTCTGAGTTCTTCAATTTCTGGAGGACAACTGTAACTCAGCTTTTAGACGCAGACCCAATCGATGTAGCTACTAGCTCCACTAAGGTTTCAATCTTATTTGCTGGAGTTCCTTTCTTTGACAGGCTTTTGTTATTCTCTAATCAAACTCAGTTTACCCTTCAGTCTGCTGATAACTTAACTGCGAAATCTGTATCTATTCAAAACACTACTAGCTTTGAGTGTTCTCCTTCTTCGGTGCCCGTGTCTGTAGGAAAGAACGTTTACTTTGCCTTCACAAAGAATAACTACTCAGGCATCCAAGAGTACTTTATCAGTCCTGACACAACGCTTCTGGATGGTACTGACATCTCTGCCAGCATCCCGTCGTTTATTGCAGGGACAGTTTCCAAGCTGGCCGGGTCAGATAACGAGCAAGTTCTAGCTATCCTTTCATCAGGGCTACCTAATGGGTTCTACCTTTACAAGTATCTGTTTAACGGCAACGAGAAGCTACAGTCTGCTTGGTGTCGCATGGAGCTAGACCCTAGCTGCTCTATTAAGAACATAGATTTTATAAACAACACTTTATACCTGACTATCCAACGTGGGACAGAGGGTTTGTTCCTAGAGAAGATTGAGCTACAGGCCTACAAGAACGACGCTAATTCTGCTTACTCTGTGTTGCTAGATCGAAAGGTTTCTGACGCTACGGCTGGAGTTTCTAGGGCTTACAGTTCAGGAACTGGTAAGACAACGATTACGCTTCCCTACGTAATATCTACAACAAATGCTGCTGTAGTAACGAGAGCAGTAGGAAACTTTATAGGAGGTGTAATCGTCGACGTAGACTCTGTTTCCACAAATACAGTTGTGGTTACTGGCGATTACACGGCTATCCCAATTTGGATTGGGGAACGATACTCTATGACCCATACTATGGGCCGAGTTGTATTAAGGGCTGGCACCCAAAAGGGTGGAACTGCTGTGGTTTCTAGCGGGAAGCTGTATCTAAAGAGGGCTTCGTTGCAGTACAACAATAGTCGTTCGTTCACCGTAAAGGTTGTTCATGAAAACGAGACTAACCCGGACACGTATGAGTATGTGTTCAATAGTCAAATTGTTGGAACTCCTACGGCAACCATAGGCCAGAACAACATCCTAGATGGAGTTTTCAAATTCCCTATACTTTCTAAAAACGATAGAGTAATCATACAACTTACCAATGACACTCCCCACCCATGTGCCCTCTTGTCGATGGACATCGAAGCACAGTACGTTACCCGTTCTCAAAGGATTGGCTGACGAAATCTGGTCCTTTGAATTAGGGGCCGGGATTCGCAAAGCAGTACCAGAAGACGGTAAAATACTCGCTCCAAAGCTGCGCCCGGAAGATATCCGGGAGATTAGGGCTGTTACAACTGACCCTTTAGATGTAGCTATTACTAAAGGGATAGTAGAGTCCCCCTATACATACACCATAACTATAGAAGGTGAGCCTGTTGCAGTCTTTGGCGTAAATCATTATAGCCCAACAGTTGGCGTTATATGGCTTTTAGGTAGCAACGAGATGTTAAAAATTAAAATTCCTTTCTTGCGCCAATCCCCTAAATGGATAGAAGCTTTTCATCAGCTTTATCCCATACTTTTCAACGTAGCCTGTATTTGGAATACGTTGCATGTCGATTGGCTTAAATGGCTTGGCTTTCGATTCATAAGAGAGTATAAGGATTACGGCTTACTAAAAGAACCCTATATAGAATTTCTAAGCGTAAAACTGTAATATACCCATGTGTGCCCCAGCCGTATTCGCATTAGGAGCCTTAGCCGTAGGGTTAGCTTCTCAAGCTACAAGTTTTATTGGGCAGAACCAAGCTGCAAATGCACAAGCAAACTACCAGAACCAGTTAGCTAATCTTGAAATACGAAGACAGCAACAAGAACAAGAACAACTTGTTTTAAAAACTCAGCAAGAGCAACTTGCATTAGCTGGTCAAATGAGCCAGCAAAATGAACAAGCTGCCAGAGAACTTAATAAAGTAGCTATGGAAGCTAGGGCTGCTTCTTCCCGGGCGACTGTTGCAGCTGGTGAAGCTGGAATTAGTGGTCTTTCTGTCGATGCCCTACTTGGTGACATCACCCGTCAGGAACTTGGTTACTTTGAGGCAAGCACACGGCAGGGCCAGCTACGTGATCAGTACTATGGTCAGACTACGGCTAACATGAATAAGGCTCTTGAAATGAATTTAGATTACTCCAGAATGGGCTCACAAATGAACCTAGCTCAGATCAATCGTCCGATTGCTAAACCTAGCTGGTCGGCTTTTGCTATTGGTCTTGGTACTCAGACTCTTGGGGCTGCTGATGCGTACCAGAGAATGAAGTACTACCAGAACCTCCCGGGTCAAGGGTCGAGTGTGGACCTGAGCAGCTTGTCGTAAAATGGCTGTTGAGAAAATCACTCCTAGACAGGAGCAACGTGGGCTCGGCTATGCGCCTTCCATCTCTCCTACGCCTATGGTTGCACCTTCGCAACTTATGGCTCCTCCTTCGATTGGAGCTTCTCAGCCAGCAAACACGAATGAGTTAATGCAAGTGTCGGAAGCGCTCAGCGAAATGAACACTCAGCTGAAGTCTTACGGAACTACATACGTTAGGGAATCTGCTAGGGCTGCTCAAGAGGCAGCTGTAACTGACGCAGGGGCTGACCCGGCTAAAGCTGAGCGTGTCCTACGTATGGGCATGAACGAGGCGATTAAACAAGGTCTTGTTAAAGAAGGCGCTAATCCTCAGTACTGGCGTTTCTACATGCAGACTGCTGCTGAGAATGCGGTAGCCGATAAGTATCGTGGGCTTTTGTATAGCGAGAAATATCTTAACAAAGCTTCCGACCCAAAGAACAACAACCCTGTTTCTAGTTTATTCCAAGAATCCCGTGGTGAGTTTCTTAAAGACTTTACTTTGGACTCGGTGTTTGCCAAAGCTGCCACAAATAAATCGATGGCAGAGGTTGAGAAGGCTTTCTCCACTACTGCTCTTTCCCAAAGAATCCGTAATCGTCAGAACGATGCTGAGAATGAATACGGCATGGGTGGACAACGCCTACTTAAGACTTTCCAAAACGATAATTTTGCTGAAGGAAGCGACAAGGCTTCTGAGCTATCAAATCAGGTTGTGGCTTATATAGACAATGCTTACAAATCTGGAGTACAGGACCCTTCTGGTAAGTTTGTGAAGGGAGCCCTTGGCCCGGTAATCAATGAAATGGCTTCTGTTAACCCTGACAAGGCCTTGGCTTTTCTCCACACGGTAAAGAACACTAGACTTCCTACGGGTGCGATGATTGGCGAAGGAGATGCCTTGGATGCCTTTAATACTCTTGAAGATCGAGTACTCAGCATTCAAAGGACTTTTAGCAACAGAAACTCTCAAGAACGTTCTATAGTGCTCCAAGGTGCAGAAGATCAGATTGAGAACATTCTTAACTCCACGCCTAATTTAAGTGACCCGGATGCTGCTGATATTGTTTTCAATCAACTTATTGGTGGGAAGATTGTTATTCCTGATGCAGCTACTGGAAAGCTTCAGGAAGTGCCTATGGCTGGTTATGAGCATCTTTACGGTAGACTTAAGAGTCACGTTATTGAAAGAGTAAATCAGGCTAATCAGACTAACTTCCGGGCTGACGCTAAATTCTACGAACGGTTTCAGGTTGCGGTTGCTCAAGGTGACTTTTCAGTTGCCCGGCAACTTTACAGTCAAGGAGTCGAAGGAGCCCTACTTGGCGATAAACAGGCAGAGGCGCTAGCTGCCCTTCAGAATCTTGAAGGATACAAGGGCGCAATGCAGTCGGAGTCCGTTAACAACCAACGGGGTACTTTAAAGAGTATCCTAGCTGCCGATTTTAGGACTGCTGATCAATCTGTCAGGGACGAAGCAGTCTCCTCTGTTGACGTCGAGTTTAATTCTATTTTCAAGCAAGCAATGGACGAAGCTAGAAAAGCTTCTCCTAACCAGACACTTGACCAGCTTGTCCCGGCAGCTGCTAAACAGGCTTTTGACGTTGCCAATAAGCGTATCCGGGAGCGTACTGATAAGTTGCAGAAAGCGTTTGAACTTGGGGCTCAGCGTAAAGCTGAACTAGAAACCAAGAGAGCACAGCTTGCCGACCCTAAGGCTTGGGAAGGTCCTAGCCTGTTTAATTTCAATAACGTGGACCGTCTTAAGAAGAATATCAGCAAAGTAGACGGGATTGTTTTTAACGCTTCTAAATCAAAAGTTCCTTTGACTACTGCTGAACAGCAGGAAATCAGGGCTCAGCGGGAGCGTAATGACATGAAGCTACGGGAGATGATTAACGAAGCTTCCAATCAACTCGACAAGCCTTTTAAAGTTGTAACTGAACAAGTGGCCACAAACGAGGTTCCCGGACAGGGCGCCGTAATTGATGAGGTTCCTATGGGTGACCCTAGGGCAGCAAACATGATTAGTACTCCATCTTTCCAAAGGGAAGTGCTTGTGTCGCCTCAGGAAAAGGAAATCCGTAGGGCCAAGTATTACGAGCTAAAGGCTATCCAAGGATACACGTTGGCCGAGATTGTAAGCGGGAGCACAGATGAGGGGCAGATGGTCCCGCCAGATTTAAACCCTCTTACTACCCGGATGTTTTCTTCTAAAGCTGAGCTCGACAAAGCTATCCGGGAAGGTAAGACAGAAGGCTCACATTTACAGCAAATGTTTACCAAACTAAAAGTCACGGACGCAAACCAGTTCTTAGAAGCTCAGAGAATGTTGTCTCTGTCAAGGGAGTAATATGCTAGAATATGATTTTAATTCAATAGAAGATGTAGATAAATCGCTAGCTGAACAGGGTATTACCCCGGTTAAGATTGCTAAGCCCGTCGAGGCTCCTTTGATTCAACCCACAAACGTTTCTACTGGGATGAATGATATCCCTGAGTTTTCTGCTCCTGCTAATCCTCCGATTGAGGTTGGTGGTAATCTACAAGAACCACAGGCGCCTGAAGAATTAACTGCTGCTGATTATGCCACAGATATTGCTCTTGCCCCTTTTAGAGGCCTTGCAGGAGCCGTGGAAAGCGTTGGTGAACTTGCGACCTTTGGGATGCTTCCTGACAATCTTATTACTGACCGGGTTGGCCACTCCAAGACTGCTGTTGGTGGTCTTGTAGAGGGCGCCTCTGAGTTTATGACAGGGTTTATTCCTGTGTTCGGTTGGCTCGGTAAGGCGAGTAAGCTAGGTAAACTAGCTAAGTTGGGGTCAGTTGGTCGGTTGCTTCAACGGTCAGAACTTGCCCGGGGTATGGTAGCTGGTGCTGTAGCTGACTTTACTGTATTTGATTC